GCATGATACCACATGGCCGCTGGGATCAAGACTGTGGATCAGACACAGTGCATCTGGTGATCACAGGTGGCGAGCCATTGCTGGGCTATCAGAAGAGATATCCTGAACTGCTGGAACTGTGCCGTGCCCAAGGACTGCGTGATCTCACTTTCGAGACCAATGGTAGCCAATGGCTTTATCCTGAAGTCAAGGACTACTTGTTTGATGAATTCACTCGCGGAGGGCGAGATTATGATCGACTCACTTTCTCTGTAAGTCCCAAACTGCCTTGCTCAGGCGAGTCATGGGAATCGGCAATCAATCCTACCATAGTCAAGAGTTATGAGATGATCGGACATACCTATCTCAAGTTTGTAGTGGCCACGCGAAAAGATGTGGAAGATGCCGAGCGTGCTGTTGAAGAATTCCGGCATGCTGGCTTTGGTGGTCCTGTGTATTTGATGCCCATGGGCGGTGTGCCGCAGGTCTACAATCTCAACACACAGGAAGTGGCAAACCTGGCCTTGGAACGTGGCTGGAGATATAGTCCACGACTTCAAGTCGACATTTGGCGAAACGCCTGGGGTACGTGATTTGTTTGATTGTTTGTTCTTAAATGGTGACAGTTATTCTGCACTCTCGCTCGATCGAATCACCTACGGGGAATTTTTAAGTCAGAAATTAAACGTTTCTTTGATCAACAAGGCTGTACTAGGATCAAACAATGATAGAATCATTCGTTCTTCTATTGAGTCTATCGCAGATTTGCTTGAAGCCGGGAGGACACCTTTTGTGATCATAGGTCTAAGTTTTATAAGGCGTATAGAAGTATGGTATTATGGTAAAAATAAATATCTCTTATCTAAAATACCAGATTGTAATTCTAATCAAGCACCAAAGATCAATTTAATCACACTAGACCATTTGATCAGTGCAAATGAAATCACCACAGGGCAAAAAGAATTATTCATCGAAACCACAGATACTTTGCACAAAAGATTCATTGATTTTTACATGAACCTTTTTTTATTTTGTAATTGGCTGGAAAAACTTAATCTTAGATATTTTATATTCAGTCCGGCCAGCAATGTTGAATGCACTGCTTATTCACTCAACATATCAGAACTTGTCTTTATTGATTGGTGTAATAGCAATCCAAACATTTGGAAGTTAAATGATTTTTGCTTTTTAGATTGGGCGAAAGAACATGATAAAGATGCAGATATTACAGGACATCTTTCTACTCATGGTCATAAAAAATTTGCCGACATTCTACTGACAAATCTCAACTTGCCGTCCGGAGAACCCAATGGGAATATTTGATAGATTTAAAACAAAAAAACAGAAAAGCACATCACCTCAAGAAGTTAGAAACAAAAAGTCTGCCAAAGACATTGCCACAGAGAAAAAGGAACCCTATGTCACTGTGTTGAGCATGGACGTGGATCCTGACAATCTTCATGCAGGTGCGTTTGAATTGGATTGGAACGAATACTTCGTAGCACGTTTGGTCAAGGCCGGGTACATGATGAACAAGGATGACACGGATGCAGAAATCGTGGATCGCTGGTTCCAGAACGTGTGCCGTCATGTTGTAATGGAGACCTGGGAGCAGGAACAAGCCATGAATCCTTCACCACAGCGTTACACACAGAGCAGAGATCTCGGCAATGGCCGGAGAGAAGTTTCATGATTATTAACGATCGCGACAGAGAGATACTCACCATCACCCAAGAAGAGGCTGCTGAGGTCATACAGGAAATCAGCAAGGTTTTCCGTTTTGGGATAGACGAAATGCATCGCGATGGCACAAGTCATAGGCAACGACTGACCTTAGAAGTAGGAGATCTTCTGTGCATGATTGATCTCATGATAGACAGCAGATTGGTCGATCCTGCGGCAATATCATTGGCCAAGCAGGCCAAAATTGATAAACTACGCAAATACAGTCGCATTTATTCTTAAAGGTCCGATCATGAACATTGGAGTATTTGGCGATAGTTACGCAGACAAGAACAGTATTACGATTTGGTGGCAATATTTAAAATCCATACATGGTCATAAAGTTGAATGTTTTGGTGAACCAGGATCTAGTCTTTCATTTTCTGTAGACTTGATACAACAACATCATGCCAAATTTGATCGCATTATTTGGTGTGTAACATCAGTTAATAGAATAAGTTTTTGGCACAAAGACAAGATATATCATAATACTGGCACACATCGTTTTGAAAATTCAGGCGATATTGTGCTAGATAGAAAACGTGCAGTGATACACGATTACCTAGTTGAGATGTTTGATTGGCACTATCAAGAAATTTTAGGCAAATCATTGATTGATTACATGCAGAAACATTATGATAATTTGTTGATCATTCCATGTTTTATCACGCCTGTTTACTTTTTACAAGAGCATAAGTTTAATCTTTTTGATCTTTGTACGATGGAAGTCAAAAACGCTTATCCACAGATACCACCGGAAAATATTATAAATTCGCCTAAAGATCTGAGACATGGACACATCACTAAAGGCAATCAAATTATACTGGCCAATCTGATTAATAATCAATTAGATCAATCAATTTTCTGCACTGATTATTCAAAATTCAATTTTGATATCAAACTATTACAACAAGAAATACAAAACTAGATATGATATTCAATCACATACGCAGACTCAAAGACGAAGGTAAGAAGGTAGGTATTACCTTCTCAACATTTGATCTTTTTCACGCTGGACACATTGCCATGCTGGCGGAGGCTCGGAATCACTGCGATTATCTCATCGCCGGCCTGCAGACTGACCCTACTATAGACCGACCAGGCACCAAAAATCCCCCGGTGCAGAGCATCGTGGAACGCCAGATACAACTGGCTGCCTGCAGATATGTGGATGAAATCGTGGTGTACTCAACCGAGCAGGATCTTAGAGATCTGCTGTTGATCCTGCCGGTGGATGTACGGATTTTGGGGATAGAGTATCAGGGCACCAATTTCAGTGGCCAGGCCGAGTGCGAAAAACGCGGCATTGACATCATATACAACGCACGGGACCACTCATTCAGCAGCAGTGGACTGAGACAGCGTGTGGCTGCTGCGGAAGATACCAAGACTTTGTTGGCCAAGGCACGACCCACAGGCAGCGATGACAGCCCCCGGCTTAGTCCAAAATGATACTTTACGTGAATGGTGATAGCCATACCGCAGCCGCAGAAGCAATCAATGCTCATGCTTTCGCCGAAGATGACTCACAATTCTTTTACATGGGTCGGGCTCCTCATCCTGGCAACTTAGCAGTCAGCTGGGGACGATTGCTGGCCGACACGCTGAAAGCCACTTTCAAGTGCGATGCTGAAGCAGCAGCCAGCAACGTCCGCATATTGCGTACCAGCAGACAATGGTTGGCTGGCTTGAATCGAGATCCCAATGGAATCTTGATGATCATACAGTGGTCGACATGGGAAAGACAAGAGTGGTTGATAGATGGTAGATATTATCAGATCACAGCATCAGGAGAAGACGATGTTCCTGCGGATCATCGTGAGAAATATCGTGAATACATCCTGGACGTAAACTGGCATGAGTGCCGGCAGCAGGCTCATGCTGACATCTGGCAGTTCCATCAAGAATTGAAAGAACAAGGCATCCGACATGTGTTCTTTAACGGCAACAACCATTTTGGTGATATCGATTCCAACCAACATCTGGATTGGGAAGATTCCTATATCGCACCCTATGATGGGCAACGGACCTATGATCAGTGGTTGAAAAACCACGGTCATCACACAGTAGCACCCAATTCTTGGCATTTTGGACGCGATGCTCACGCAGCCTGGAGCCGTTTCATGCTACAATACATTGTACAAAACAAATTGGTATAAACATGAGATATGTGCTGATCGATACTGCCAACATGTTCTTCCGTGCCCGACATGTGGCTTTCCGTGCAGGTGATGCTTGGGAAAAAGTGGGCTATGCCCTGCATATCACGCTGAGTGCCATCAACAAGGTGGTGCGTAGATTCAATGCGGATCATGTGGTGTTTGCCCTAGAAGGACGATCATGGCGTAAGGATCACTATGCACCCTACAAGCGAAATCGTGCAGATGCCCGGGCGGCACAAACCGAAGCCGAGCAAGAAGAGGACAAACTGTTCTGGGAAACTTTTGACGCTTTCACTAAATACTTGGCTGAACAGACCAACTGCTCAGTGATTAGGCACCCAGCAGCCGAAGCCGATGATGTCATAGCCCGCTGGATAGCACTACACCCCCAAGATCAGCACACCATAGTTTCCAGTGACACAGATTTTGTGCAGTTATTGTCTGCAACTGTAGATCAATACAACGGCATCACCGATGAACTGCTCACCATCACCGGCATCTATGACGCCAAGGGGCAGGCAGTGATGGACAAGAAAACCAAGGCTGCCAAGGTCACGCCTGATCCTGAATGGTTGTTGTTTGAAAAGTGCATGCGGGGAGATGCGTCGGACAATGTGTTCTCGGCTTTTCCTGGTGTGCGTACCAAGGGCACAAAGAACAAGGTAGGATTACAGGAAGCCTTTGAGGATCGCGGTGCCAAAGGCTATGCCTGGAACAATCTCATGCTACAACGCTGGATGGATCACGAAGGAGTAGAGCATCGTGTGCTGGATGACTACCTACGCAATCGTACCTTGATCGATCTCCAGGCCCAACCCACAGAGATCAAGGTCGCAGTAGATGACGCCATCCGCGACCAGATATCGCATAGAGATATTGGTCAGGTGGGAGTGAGATTCATGAAATTCTGTGGCCGTTACGAACTAAACAGGGCCAGCGAACAGGCCGAGCAGTTCAGCCGCTGGCTCACAGCAACTTACCAAGGAGTGTTAGATGATAGTGGCAAAAGCAGTGATCCCAAACCAGTACTGGATACTCAAGCAGGATGATCGCAAGATTGGTAACATAGAATCTGCCCCCGGCGGTTTCCAAGTGCGGATCAATGATCGCATAGAAGTGTTCAAGACCATTGGCACCATCAAGCGAAGAATCAACATCGACTTCGAACCTGCGGTACGCAAGGTCACACGGGAGGCCACAGACTCTGTATATGGCTATCCCACCACCCACCCACCACACAATGCTGTGTATGATGTAAGACATCAGGTACCATTATGGACACGAGAACCCAGATCCAAGTCTTGGTATGCCGCGGGATGGTTCCGCATCCGGCAAGGTCGGTCATGGACCGTGACAGAATGTCCCAAACTGATCACCTTGGAAAGATATCAGTATCAAGGTCCGTTCCGCACTCGCGAGGAGGCCGAAGCCCATGAGCTTGCACATCAATAGATTCCTAGATCGTATCCGGGCCGCGGAATCACGCCAGCAACGCGATGTCACCATGACCACGGCCGAAGCCCGAGATCTGCACACTGATATCACTCGTTTGTTGCTGGCACTTCAAGTATCTTATGAACAAAAAACTGCAGAATCCACGGACAATCCTGTGATCAACATCGAAGTGCAGGGCGGTGCTTTCTGAAAACTACCTAGATAATAGATAAATAAAACTAGGAGTTTAATGACGTGTCAAGACCCAAACCTCGAGTGTTGGTTGAAGTAACCAACAAACAATCATACAAAACCGAACAGGTTCTGGCAGCCGAAGGCATCTGGGCGGTGTTCTTTGACGGGGCACCCATCAATCTCAAGACTTCCAACATGCTGGTGCAGTATCCTGGACCCAAGTACAAGAAGGTGTCATTCTCCAATGCGGGCCATGCCATCAACCTGGCCAAGAAACTCAACACACAGTTTAAGACCGACAAGTTTTCAGTGGTGTTGCTGAAACAAGGGGAGCAGATATTCCCCGATGCAAAATCGAAAACTTGACATAGTCCAGCGTCTGCTGGCCGACATCCCCGACACATTACGCGAACCTGAAGACC